GAGATCCAGCACAAAGTCAGTAGGTCGACCAAACGCTGCAATGCCCATTTCACGACCAGATTCGGCCAATTGCTTTTCAATATGAGGGAAGTTAACAAATGCCTTGCCGTTACGACTAAACAAGTTTACTGTGCCTGATTTATACACCATGGCAATGACACGCACTCCGTCTAACTTGCACTCAAGACGCTTGTGCCCGATCATCTTGTTGGGTTGATCTGTTGAGTCTTGCGCCAACTGGCATTCAAAGATCGGGATAGCCCAGGCTGTTTTCTTGAGCACCTTGTTCAGGGTCTTGTCTGTAACACCACAGCGCAGATCTTTGATGATCACGCGGCGCGCCAGCCCGTTCCACTCAGTACTGTCAAACCTCTTGCTCATAGTATCAATTGCATCACGAGCACGATTACCTGTGACACTACGAGTACGCAGGCCCTCGAGCATGCCCCAAAACTCTACCCAGGGATTCTCGCGATCCACTAAGTCTATAGTTTCGGGTACTTGCCGAACGTTGTATACAAAGAACGGGTGGTAAGCCAAGTAACAGTTGTATAAAAAACATTGGGCGCTGGTGCTCCCAATACGGGAAGCCACAAGAGCTTTTTCAATTACGCCTTCTTTGTAAAGACGACTATCCGAGCTTTCGAGATCTCGAATCCAATCTGCTGCCACTTTAACACCATTGCACTGATCCAACGCAGTATCGATCACAAGCACACCTTTCTGTAACTATTTACAGTATTATAACACAAGATGAATTATTGGTCAACGGCCTGTGGCTGGGATTTGAGTATCTGATTGTACACCAGAATTGTTGAGTGTTGCGATGTTGCGAGCCTCGCGCATGGTTGCAACAATGGCTTGCCCAGTTTGGGTGGCAGTGTTGGCAATTGCCTCGACGAATTGCGCAGGTCCTTCAAAGGACACAGCCTTGCCAATATCATGCAAGCTGGAACCAAAGGATTGGATAATACCGGTTGTGCCGAGATTACCAACTTCGGCTAGTACTGTCCAATCGACCCCGGCCAAGGAGAGGTTGTTGTTTTCTATATCAATCTGAAACATCATGGTATCAATATTACTGGTAGTAGTAGACACAATAGTGGGATAACTGTTTGCAATGTTTGCAATTTCTGCGATGGTTGCTGGAAGAAGACCAATACCCGACGGAACTCCGGGGCCAGTAAACGCTATCTCAGCATTAGCATACGTACCAGCAGCTGGCCCGGTAGGGATAATCACGTTACCACTCGGGGTTGCCAATGCAAGATTCATGTAAGCATAAAGTCCAGTACTGGCGTTTGTTAACCCAGTTAAATTACCAGTATTGTTTAATGTAGTAATATCCGTGGTCAGATTGGCCAATGGTTCAATAAAAGAATTACCAGTCAGGGAGCCCATGAAATCATATATGGTCAAGGTGGCATTAGCAGTTGCCCCGGTAGCAAGATTACCCACCAGACTGTTTGTTACCGATGTTGGTATTGGCGAACTAAGATTTCCAATTAGACTAAAGTCTGCACTGGATTCAAGAGTTGATACTGTGTTAGCAAAGGCCGGCAAGGTAGAAGCTTTAATACTTTTCACCTGTCCTAAACTATTTCGCAATGCAATATTGGCAGCAGCTTGGTCTGGAGGGATAACACGACTTAGTTCAATATAAGCAGTGGTGGTGGGATAAGCAGCAAATAGTGCACTGTTTACTGTTGTGCCTGTATAGATTAGTACCTGTACTTGTTGATTCGGTGACGTAGCTGTGTTTGACGAAATCTGTGTGACCAATGTGCTGTAACTGGTCGGAAATATCTTTAACGGATCTAGTAGATCAGCTGCTGTGGCAATGCCCGGTGTAGTTACTGCCAGTAAATTTAAAATCTGAGCCAGGTCACTGCCGGTGATTGTAGTAAGGGCAGCGTATATTTTTTTATTAAGCTTGGGAGTTACAGTGCCCAAGGTGTTTGATTCAGTAATGTCACTTTGTGTGACCCCGGCAAACAACAACGCTGTGTATATTGCCGGTATCACACCGCCCACCGCTGCCATTTGTTGGAGCAACGCAGCAGGTTGTCCGAGATTTGCCAAGTTACCAAGATCGATCAGGCTACCTAGCTTTCGTAAGTCGGCACCGAACTTTTCAAAGTCTGCATTAACATTGCTGACACCGCCCGACGTCAATGCGTTCATGTCAGTAAAGGTAGAACTTATTAAATCACTATTGGTAACTGAATTCAATATCGTGTTGGTGCTGACACGATATCCTTCACTACTGTAATAAATCTGTGTAAAAATTCCCAGATCGTATCCACTGCCATTAATGTTGCCCAAGAGTCGATTAATCTGTGTGTCTATGACCGTTGTAGATCCATAGATGGTGTTACCGTATGCTGCAGTCATGTTAGCAGTATAGTTGCTAGGGATAGCATCAGTCAGGGCCGGAAAGGTTGTATTCCCTAGTGTTACAATTGAATTAAATGTTGATTGTGATATTACATTTGCAGACACAGCTGGTATTGCATTGGCAATTACCAAAAGAATATCTGCAACTGGTTCAACACTGGTGTATTGATCAAGCCCGGTGATGAGATTGGGATTAGGATCTAACCCCTGGTTCAGAATCAAACCATTGGTTGCTATCAACATTAATGGACTATAGGTACCGTAACTCATAGTTTACGCTATCACGTCGGCTGAGCCTGTGTTCAAAGTAGTGCAACTTGGTATCAACACACTACCAATAATAGCAATTGGTCGGCCGTTAACCAGCACAGTTGAATTTCCAGTGCCAATTTTAGAAGTGTGAACTTTTTTCCCGAATTGATGTGCTGCAATACTATCGTCAACTCGGGCGCAGGCTTTTCCGTTAACTAACACATCTGGACTGCCGGAGTTGACTTTAGGAACTCCGACGTGTGGAACACCGGTACTACCTACTGTTGCAACTCCGGGCATGATCTGGTCCTTGGTTATCCAGTAATAATCGATCTTGAAATTGGTACAATACCGGTTGTGGCCTGGTACCAATTGGTGCGAACATCCTCGCGTGTTTCGGCGATCATTACTATGTTGTTAGTATTTAGCCGTACATCTTGCTCCATTTTTGCACTAAACAGGCCTGGCATCATTTGCAAGCCGTTAGGGCTAAGGGCACATAAGATAGGGTGAGAAACAATCAAGTGATCGTCGGAGATGGAAACAATCTTAGCGACAATTTCCTCGCCTGTGGTCATCTTGAATGTATAAATTTGGTTTGCTGATGGTGTAGTCATGTATTAATTTAGTTCAATCGTTGCCGTAGCTCTGTAAAACCGCCCACGTATTCATTATCCAAAAAGATTTGGGGCAGTGTACGGGCAGTGGGTACCGCCTCTAACAGTTGCTCTTTCGTCCAGTCTTGCATGATGTTGCGTTCTTCATAATCAATTCCACGGGCGTCTAACAGCGCCTTGGCCTGCACACAATACGTGCATTGGTCCTTGCTCCATACAATAGCTTGCATTTGTTTTTCCTTAGTTTGTTTCTTTTACTTTAATAATAAATTCTTGCCCAGTTTCTTCTAGCCATCTGTAAAAATATGAATACCACACTGGGTCAGCACCATGATTGTTATTCGTTCTTGTGTTTTCATCGGTCCAAGTATAACTATCGGAATGTAACACCAGATTCCCAGAATCTATCGCTTTTTGTCGATTACTATGTTGGCGTTTTTGTGCTGCAAAAAATTCAACTCGTTCAATGTTTGGCAATTTACTAACCCAGGCCTCCAGGCCTATATTCGGCGTTGCAGTACCATCTTTATTTTGGAAGATAAAAACACTAGTTAATGCCATAATAAGTTTTCTTATTATAAATTGGGTAACTGATCGTAATCTATCGAGTCAGACATAATGCCTATCACGTAGTTGGTACTTTCAGATTCTTGTAGTGCTGTTTGCTTCTTAGATGTATCGCTGTGCTTGTTGAACCAAGGGATCGGGGTCGACCTAGGTGCCGACTCAAGATACTTGATGCCAATATCCTTCAAGGCACCGACTGCGGTATAGTCCACAAAGTCCTTAAGGATGTTTGCGTTGAGTCCAATCACCGGGCCGCGGTTAAACAAGTAGTCGGCCCACTCTTTTTCTTCTCTGATCACATCCAGGTACAACTGGTACACATCATGCTCGCATTCGGCTTTGATAGCAGCAAACCTGGGATCTTCCTTGATCACTTGATTGATAATATACGCAGTCCATCCCTTGTGCAGCAGCTCGTCCTGTAGGATGAGGCCAATAATGTTACCGTTGCCGATAAAGATCTTGTTCTCTACCATGGCCAGGCTAGTAGCAAACGACACCATAAATCTGAATGCTTCTAGTGCGTAGCTGGCATGTAGGGCCATCCAAATTGCCCTGACATGTTCAGTTTCGTCGACTGGCTGACCTAGCTCCTTTGCACAGTTTACACGGTGCAAGTCGTTGTAGTACCGTCCCACACTGCTGGCCATGTCTATGATGGCCTGGGTGTCGTGGATTGTATTAAACACATCCTTGGGAACATTATAGATATTGCGAATAATGTGACTATAGCTCTTGCTATGGATGTTGGTTTCAAAGAATGTCCAGTTGTAGATCAGGGCCTCTAACTCGGGCAAACTAACAACCGGCATGAATACCTGGCTAGGTGCTCGACCCTGCAAGCTATCCAGGGCCGTTTGCCGCAACAAGTTGCTGGTGAAAATATGCTTTACTGATTCGCTAGCGTCTTTGAAGTCGTTGGCATCCTTGCTTAGACTAATCTCTTCGGGTTGCCAAAAGAACCCACGTGCAGTTTCTTCGAACTTGGCAATCTTGGGATACTTGACTTCTTCGAACCTTTGGATAGTCACAGGGCCGGCCGGGTCCAGAAACATCGTCCGATTAAGGTAGTCTGTTTTAGTTTTTAAATCATATTGTTGTCTTGACATTTTACCAGTGCCTGATTGTGTTGGCTATAATAAAGCCACAAGTTATAACATGTATTATAACCCAAAACGTCTTGAAAAACAAGGCTATTCGGGCTTCCCGAAGAGTTAATATAGGCACACCCGGACGATCATGATCTGACTCACCCATCAAATGCCCAGTGGCTCGTGCCCAAATCTTTTCAAGACTGTTCATGTTTTATCTTAGTTGCCAGGTGGGTTTTGGATGGGCAGACTTACTGGATATTTCGAGCAAGCATCGGGATTGCCCTGCCCTGCTTCTGTTAAGAATG